GTTTACACAATCCCGCTAATGTTTCGTTTTAACGGTCCTTTCCTGGTAATACTCCCTCGGCTGCCAAACAGAGTTGTCACAGCGTCGCTCGACAGCGAGAGAACTAGGCTCTCGGCAACATCTGGAGATTTCTGGCCACGCTTCCGAATGTCGTCTTTGCTTTCGATCTGAAACTTGCCACTCGATGTGTATTTATACCGGACCATCGCCAGTTCATCGACAAGCCTGGCATCGTTCGGGATCGAGGCTTCCATCGACTCAAACCACTCCCTGGTCTTAAACCACAGCTCTGCACGCAGGTTGGCGTATGTTCCTTTGAGGGCAGGGGCTTCCGATACATTTACGCCCCGGACCGGCAGGTTGAGCTCGCGCAGCCGGTCAACAACACCCGCGCCCAGGCCTATCGAGTCAATCAAGATTTCCTGGGGCTTGGTCTCGACATCGTTGTACATGGCAGCCACGCGCCCTGAGAGCTCCATCAAATCCAGGCCTTTCCACACATGCAGCTCATGCACCTTGTTAGCCTGGCGTATACACATCGCGCTGCTGTCGCTGCCAAACCTGGCCACATCTAATCCCCAGACAAACGGGGCGTGAGGGTTCACAGCGATGTCGCGAGTGATTGCGCGCTGTATAAGGTCCATAGGGATACAGGTGTCATCATCAGCCAGGGGGAACTCCCCCAGAACGCGGATACGAAACGCATTTGAATCCTCCCCATATCGCTGCGCCATTTCTCGCACATAGTCGTCAGACACTCGATGAGAGTTAGTGCAGGACACATGCAGCACTTTCCATTCATCCTTTAGTCGATGATGTGTCTCATAAAAATACCCGCTCGACCGGACCGGGTTGCCCAGGAGCAGGGTACAAGCGTTATGGCCCGACATCGAGCCTGCAGCAGCTTCAAACACCTGCTCAGGAATACCAGAGGCCTCATCAGCCACCAGGAGCACATTGTCCGAGTGAACGCCCTGGAGTGCTTCCGGCGTTTCTGCCCTGGATGTCCGGGCCGAGATAAATGCTTCAGTCGGTGCCGATTTCAGCACGACACGATCACTGGTCACATCGAGCAGCTCGCGCAGCGGATCAGGCAGCTCCCGGACCCATCGCTTCAGCTCGGCGAACAACGCATCGAACAGCTGCGCAGATGTGGGCGCGGTCACAACGACTTTGACGGGGAACCTGGTCAACATATACCAGAGCATGGCCCAGGACGACGCGGTCGATTTACCAACCCCGTGGCCAGACCGGACAGTGACCTTCCGGTTGCCATCGGCGATTGCCTGGAGAAAATCAGCCTGCCAATCGTCAGGCGTGCAGTGGAGAACATTTCGGACGAACCCGACCGGGTCGTCCTTGTAGCGGTATAAAAATTCTAAATACGGATTATGTTCATTCACATTGCATCCTCGCGGTCCAAAACGCGCTTTACTTTCATCGCTGACATATCGAACCAGTAGGTCTCCTTGACCTGGTGCGCGATCTTGCGCAGCGAATTCCCTTCTTTTTGCAGCTCAACCATGAGCTTTATTGCTTCCTGCTCACGGGCTATTGGTGCCAGGTGCGCTTCCTTACCCTCTCCAATAACACGATAACCAAAAGGCCTGGATCCCCCAGTAAAACCCCCTGATGCCTTTTTAGCCTTACGGCCTTCATTCAAACGCTCGGCGATGCGCTCGCGCTCAAACTCAGCGACCATGGCCAGGACACCAAAAAACAGTTTACCGGCACCGTTGCCTGTAATCGGCTGTGGTCCCATGTCAGCCAGGACCAGATCAACACCCTGGTCTTTAAAACGCTTGGCGACTGCCAGGGCATCAGCTGCGTCACGGAACATACGATCCATTTTCGCAACGATGACCAGGTCACCAGGCTTTAAGGCTGCCATGAGTTTATACCCTTCTGGGCGTTCTGCCAGGGGCACAGAGCCTGAGACACCGCCATCAGAGAAAACCTGGGCGAGTTCATGGCCTTCCATCATGGCCAGGCCTTCGATCCGGCGGGTCTGTTCAGCCAGGGAGCTGCCGTCGATCTGTTCTACTGTTGAAACCCTGATATAACCGTAAGTTGCCATTTTTGCGTTCTCCTGTGTAACGCCGTAATAGTAACGCTGATTGTAGCAGTGTGTCTACTTCTGGATGAAAAATAAATTTTTTCTGTGAGACCCTAGCTCATGCAACCGCCCCCGGCGGGGGTGCCAGGCCGGGGGGTAGGGTCAGATCGAGGTCTCAAAGGGTCGGTGTAACGCTGTTAACATAGCGTGACAGCCCTAAGTGCTTGATTTTGAACGGGTTTTCTCCTCGGTCGGCAAAGTAGCGGTCGCGCTTGCAGGTATGGACCGCTCTTCGACACGGTCTGCCGTGTCAGTATTCTCAATGGTGATCGTTGTTCCCTGGTTGATGATCTTCAGCGCATCCAAGTGCATCCTGGTCACATCAAGCACCTGGACACTGTGCTGCTGCTTGTCACCCCACAGTTGCGGATCCATTCGACTGGCCAACCACTTGCGACCATCGATGACCACTCGACCAACATGTGGATCCATCGCACCATCTATCACATCATCCAAGTGCTGCTCGATCTGCTCGACATGGCTCTGTGCTCTAGCCTGGCGTGCTGCTGCATACCTGAGCTTGAGCTCTTCATCGTTGTGCAGCCTGCGCATCACATACGAATAGCCGATCTGTTTCTTTTGACAGACAGATGTCAACGACTGTCCTTCGCTCATCAATTCAAACACTGAATCCCAGAACGCAGGCTGTGCGATCATCTTGTCCCACCGTGCATGCCTTTCTCTTTTTACTGGTGCACCTGCCATCGCTATCACTCCACGATTGTCATCCACTAAATACCTCAAAATTAAATACGCCAGTTATTACATCTTTGCGTTCATCCCAGACTGGCGCGCTGCGATGTGTGTGCGTGTATGTGGCGGGGAATATTACCAGGCGACCTGCTTTGGCCTGGATGCGCAGCTGCTGATAAAGGAACTCCGTCTCACCACCGAGCTCAACATCATTGAGATACACCATCCACACTGCTGCCCTGGACGCTACATGCTCGGCTCCGCTGCGCTGCTCACAGTGCCAGAACTGAATACCACCATATCTCGGTGCGTGGTTGTACTTCAGCAGCTTGTGATCAAACTGAGCCAGTTTAAGAACCGGGAACAGCTCCTGGTACGCTTCCCAATGTGGCTGCAGCTGCTGCTCAATTGGTTCGACCAGGTCAGTCATGTTTGGGTTGTCGAATAAACTGATGCAATCTTCCAGGCGATTGAGCTCTCGGTTATGTTGGACCGGTCCATCATCTAGCAGCCTGACTGTGTCAGCCTGGGCGATGATCCTCTCGCATAAATCCTGGGTAAATGCATTCTCGACCTGGTAGATCGATCTGTCGTTCATTGGTTGTTGTTCTTCCCGTTTACTGTCTCGATATTGTACAGCGGATAAACCAAAAACCACTACCTCGATGCGTCCCAGGTGTTCCGAAACAAACTCGATTTTGGCCTCAGTTTGTTTCGGAAAGCTAAGTGCTTGATCCTCATAGCCTTTTAGCCCTCAATTCCTACCCTTCCGAAACAACGAAACAAAAAACTCTATTTGTTATCTCCTATAGCTAAAAAACGTTTCATATATGCAACAAATGAAACACATATTTATTTATACCGTTTTGTTCTCAAATTTTGTTTCGTTTGTTTCGTTTGTTTCGAACATCAATCAAATCAATAACTTACAGCGAAACAATTGCCTGTAGTTTGTTTCGGGATTGTTTCGGGCGTGACAGCGTTACAAATCAAACAATCCATCGAGCCGTCGAGCGATTGATCGCCTCGATGAGTCAACACCACCGATGTACCTGGCAGATGAGGCCATGTCACGATGTCCTAACATGTCGGCGATCTCACGCTGCGACAACCCTAAACGGCTATGAGCATAGCTGCCTGCTGTGTGTCTCAGATCATGCATGCGCACGCCATCATCCAGAGCTGCGTCGCGCAGCAGCCGGTTCCAGTGCCGTTTCGTCCAGGTCAGCGGTCCATCCCCCTCAATGTTCGGGATGATCCAGGTATCTGACAGCCTCATAGCCTTTAAGGCTTTGAGCTGCTCAAGCGCAGGACCAGGCAGCGCATGCCACCGCTCACCGCTCTTTGAGTCTGGTAGATGAATGACATCATCATCCAGGTCAGCCCATGGACGCAGCGACCATTCGGTCTTACGCAGCCCGGTAAACAATAGAAGCCGAACCAGGTGAGGGAACGCCCTGGCTGCACCTTGCCAAGCCTCACAGGCATCGAGCAGCCTGGTGATCTCAGCCTGGGTGAGCACATGTTGGCGAGGCTGCTCTCGCGCAGCGCGAACAAATTCTGTCGGGTCGGACTCGGTCCACTTATATTCGCGAGCTAAACGCCAGGATTTTTTCAGCACTTCCAGGGCACGGTTGGCCGAGTAGCTGCCACCCAGTTTGATGTGCAGCTTGCGCAGCTGCTCAGGCGAGACTGTATTGATCTGGGCGCGAGGCGAAATGTGTTCCAGTATCTTTCGTCGTAGACCGCGATAGTTCGCGTGCGTTGACGGTTTGACATCCTGGGTCTGCTGCTCATGCAGCTGCATCAGATCAGCCATCGTGAACTTCTGCTGCACCACGCCCTGGCGTAGATCGAGCATGATCCTCATAGCCTCAGTGCGTGCAGCTGCAGCGTCCATCGAGCCTGGACCGACTTTGACAGTGTGCTGCTTACCGTGTGCACGGGTTCTTATATACCAAAACCAGGCATCACCCTGGCTGCGTAGATACAAGCCTGGACTATCGAGCATCCAAGTGTCTTTACCAGGGCGAGACTGCAGCAATTTTTTGATCTGTGATTGTGTGAGCATAGGAAACATCCAGGAAACAGAAACACGGGAACAATAGTTATTTACTACGACCAGGTGTGATTCCCTGGCAAGTAAAAAATGAATGATTCCAGGTGCTTTGGGATGTGTCGGGAATATTTGGGATCTATAGATACGCGGTTTGGGACCAGAGGGCCGGGAGTTCGAATCTCTCCACTCCGACCATCTTTTCAATGACTTAGCGCAGTTTTGGTTCCCCTGGAAAACAGGCCAGGAAACACATAGGAAACAGATCAGCAGCGAATCAAAAAAAAGACCCGGCAGGGGCTGCCAGGTCCAAAGGGCAGGGGTGTCGCCCTAATACTCCAATGAGGGAGATTAGATAGTACGCTCCCTCAAAAACTTTTCCAAGTCATCGGCCCCGCCAACCATCAGGTCTCCTCCCGACCACGACGGTCGGTGCGCTTCTTGCTTTATGTTCTGGCGTGACCCAATAAAAATCTGCGACCTGGATGATCGCGTAGGGTATGCCTTCTTTTTTAGCGGAGAAAATAGCTTCGTCCAGAGCATCCTCTGGATCGTACATCTTAATTTTCATTTAGTTTTCTTCTTGCGTGGTCTCTTTCACAGTCGTTGTCGCAGAAAAGGCGAGGGTGATCGACTTCGTCCTCACAGTTCCAACAGAGTCCTGTAGGGTAGATGTCGGTTCGTCCCCGCCTGGCTTTTTGTAAGGCCTGCGACCTAAACCATTCCTCTTGTGCCTGCGCTCTATCAATGTCGTCCATAGTTCACCGCTCCTGGTGATTATCTCAATTCCTTTCGCGCAGGTGCAGTCTTGACTATCCTTCGTCTTGCTGCTCCCAGATAGCAGCCATCGCGTTCAGTTGATCAATCTCGGCCTGCAGGTTGTGCTTTTCAATCCAGGCCTGGTATTTAATATTGAACTCCATCAAGCGCACCATGTACCACTGTGCTTTCTCAAGGTCTTGTTTGCCCTCGACAGCAGTGGGATGCGTGACTTTCTGACGGAAACGCCAGGTGTATTTCATAATGTTGCCCCGTAGATAGCCGAGATATTCGGTGGGGCTTAGGCAGCTTTCTATTGCGTCGATACATTGAATGTGACCGCCCGTGTAGTGAGCCGGGTTGTGGACCATATCTGTCATTTGAAAATCCTTTTTGTTCAGATGACAGGATTCTCAATGTTTTTTGTCACCTGGTCAAACTTGACCTCTCGCTCCCGCTCCCACTTCGTCAACGCGCATAGCTTGTAGAAAATGCGACCACCAATTTTTACATAAGCAGGGCCGGATTGTTTCGTTCTCCAATTGGCCAGGGTTTTAACACTGATCCAGTTGCCGTACCGTTTGACAACCTGGTGGGGTGTCAAAAAAGTTGCGGTTGGGTCCATCGCATTCTCCTTTTTTTTCTAACATTTTTAGAAACCCCGCCTGAGAAGCTCCTGTCCCGTAAATTGTCGTTACAGCCTAGATGCACCAATATCGTTTAAACAGTCCCTAGCTTGACCCTGTCAATCCCTTATTTTCCCGTTTTGACTCCTTTAGTCATAAATTACCGTACAACCCTTGTTTTCGAAATATGATTGCGAGATCATGCCCCGAATTGTAATGTTGCATAGGTGAAACGTAGTTTTGGGTAGCGATAACGAAAAATTATTTCCTGATCTTTCCCAGTTAGTCGTCGAAAAGCTACAGGAATGCCGACGGGAGAAGATTACTTTCCGAGAGATCGAGGATCATTCTGGTGTCAGCCGTACTACTATTTGGAGAATTATCTCGGGCAAACGTCAGCAGCAGCAGCAGCTGCGCTCATTGCACTCGGTCTGGGATAGTTGTGAGCAGCTGCTCAGGCTGAGGATGAGTTTAAAAGCCGTAGAGCGCGAGTTGATCGCCAAGAAATTAGGGCTCAAATTATGAAAATCTTAGGAGTTGATCCTGGCATTAACGGGGCCATCGCAATGATCGATGGTGATTCGATGCAGTTGATAGAGCTGCACGACATGCCGACGATGGAGCTTCAGGTCGGGCGGTCGCACCGTAAGAAAGTGCACGCTCAGGTTTTGGCTCAGATCATCAAGATGTGGCAGCCGGACAAGGTTTTGATCGAGCAGGTCAATGCGATGCCTGGCCAAGGTGTTGCGAGCATGTTTTCGTTCGGTCGAGCTGCCGGGATAATTGAGGGTGTGTGCGCAGGCATGGAGCTGCCGGTGACATTTATAACGCCCCAGGAATGGAAGCGACGCATGCGCGTGACCGGCGGTAAAGACGGCAGTCGGCAGCGCGCAGCAGAGCTGTATCCTCAACACTCGATACAATTTGCCAGGGTAAAAGACGACGGCAGAGCTGAAGCCGTTCTCATAGCCTCATGCGGGGGTGATGTCTGAACCTCTTCGGCTACCAAGAAAAGGCTGTCGATTGGTTGTGCCAACAACCCAGGCGGTTCCTTGCGTTTCAGCAGGGTCTCGGCAAGACACCGATCTCGATTCGCGCAGCTGACGAATTGTGCGCGAGTCATATCCTGGTCATCTGCCCGGCAATCGCAACCTATAACTGGGCTGCTGAGTTCGAAAAGTGGCAGCTTTTCAAGCGCAGCGTCCAGGTGCTCGACGGCAAAAAAGATTACCCCCAGGCAGATGTGGTGATCTGCAGCTACGAACGCGCTGTCAAACAGAAAGCCCTGCTGCAGAACTTTGCACCGGATGTTCTGATCATTGATGAGGCTCACTACATTAAGAACCCGACGGCCAAGCGAACCAAAGTAATCTACGGTCACCTGTGCCGGATGCAAAACTGCATCGCTTCCTGCGCGCAGCGCGTGTGGCTGCTGAGTGGCACACCGATGCCCAATCACAGTGGCGAGCTCTGGACACACCTCAGAGCCTTATGGCCGAGCAGCATCGCAGAAGCAAGCCAGGCATCCTTTGTGCGTCAGTTCTGCCACACAGTCGCGACACCATTCGGCGACAAGATCGTGAGCAATAAGAACCAGGATCGCCTGGTCAACATGCTGCGCAGCGTAATGGCCAGGGAAACGACCGAGCGCGTGCTGAAAGATTTGCCACCGCTGCGACATGAAACAGCTGTGATCAAATCAGACAGCAGATATTTGAACCGGGTGCGAGAGCTGCTTGAGCAACACCCGGAACTAGAGGATGTAGAATCACTGCTTGGAGAGGACCAGGCCATCCTGATCCCTCATGTCGCCACGCTTCGTCGTCTCACAGCCCTGGCTAAGGCCGAGGCAGCTGCTGAATACATCAATTTGATAGCGGAGCAGGAACCCGTGGTGGTCTTCGGGATTCACCGGGAACCCTTGGGCATTGTGCGAGAGCAGCTAAAGCATGAATTCTCATTTGTAGATGGAAGCACCCCTCAACACAAGAGAGGCGAGGAGATCAGACGCTTCCAGGGAGGAGAGACACAAATTTTCGTCGGGCAGCTGCAGAGCTGTGCGACTGCGATCAACCTGCAGCGTGCCAGTCGCGTGGTCTTCATGGAGGCATCCTGGACCCCGGCTGAGAACGCTCAGGCGATCAAACGGTGTCATCGGATCGGGACTAAATTTCCCGTTCTGGGGACTTACCTGGCTCTTGCCGGGACAATCGATGAGCAGGTCGCTGAGACCCTCGCTCGCAAAACACGACTAATTGATGAAATTGTTGAGAGGACACTCACATGATTG